TCCAAGACGCATTGGTTAATAGTCCATCGGACTTGATAAATGCTAGTCTGACAATAATGGGTGATTTATATTATCTTACTGACAGTGGCACAGGAAATTACAATTCCAAAAGTTCGCAATTTATAAATTTAACACAAGACGGAACCATGAATTACCAAAATAGTTCGGTAGATATCATAATTAATTTTAAGACTCCTATTGACATAGATGTAGGAGGAGCAAAAGGACTTAACACAAAAACTGTTAAGCAATTTAGTGGATTGTATACTGTGTATGAAGTTACAAGTAGTTTTAGGGATAACCAATTTGTTCAAGAACTTGCTGTGTATAGACGTCCTAATCAAGACTTAACAACGGATACCAATATAACTACTAAACTGTTAGAAGTTAAAAAAGCCCATCAAAAATTAATTGATGAAGCTTCAACAAGTGGAGATCCAGAAGCTTTTGCACTCGCACAGGCAGATGCTGATATGAACGGAAGAATTACAGGATTAGAAAGACCTGCTTATGATGCTTATCTTAAAAGAGCAAAAGCAGAATACGCAGAATACGAAAAAGCAAAACAAGAATATGATCTCACTAAACTTCTTGAGCAACAACAATCAGAATATGAAAAAGCCGCATTTGGCGATGGTAGAACCTAATGGCTAATGAGATTAAAAGAAGTGCCGGCGCAGATCCGGCTAAGTTTAATTCAAACGGTCCGTTTATAGCAAGAGTTGTCAGTCACCTTGATGCTAAAAGAATGGGTGCTTTAAAAGTTGAACTTTTATCTTTTACCAAACCAGGTGGACAAGAATTGTTTCCTCCCGGACAATTATTCACAGCATATTATTGTAGTCCATTTTACGGAGTAAACGATGTAGAAAGTAATCAGAAAAATTTTGGATATTCCGGAACACAGCAAAGTTACGGTTTCTGGGCTGTGCCGCCTGATCCTGGAACAAGGGTTATGGTAATATTTGTAGAAAACCAACCTAATCAATGTTACTGGATAGGATGTATACAAGATGAATTTATGAACCATATGGTTCCTGGATCTACGCCAACAACAAGGCCTGGAGGAATATATCAAGAAGATTTATCTAACGATTTAAAAGGTAAAAGGTTACCTACAGCAGAATATAACAAAAAACAAACAAACATACATAAAGGAAGTAATCCCGATAGATTTTTAAGATCACACAATCCTTTGTTTTCACGTGTGCTTTCCACACAAGGATTATTACAGGATCCTATAAGAGGGCAAACAACCTCTAGTGCCAGACGAGATATACCTAACACAGTTTATGGTTGGAATACTCCTGGTCCACTTGACAAAAGAAACGGAGCACCTAAAGGAAAGTATGGAGAAAAAGGTCAATCAATTGAATATTATAGAAGCAGATTAGGTGGATCTAGTTTTGTAATGGACGATGGCGATCCAACAATAATAAGACAAGGACCTGCTGGGTCGAATAGGTCATTGTATTATAATATAGAATCTATTCCAGACAATATTTCAAAAGGAGATGTTACATTACCGTTTGATGAACATGTTAGATTAAGGACTAGAACAGGTCATCAGATACTTTTACACAATTCAGAAGACATAATTTACATTGGAAACGCTACTGGAAGTTCTTGGTTAGAAATGACATCTAATGGTAAAATTGATATTTACGCAAGTGACAGTATCAATATAAGAACCGAAACTGATTTAAACATTACAGCAGACAGAGATATCAATATATTAGCAGGAAGAGATTTCAACCTCACTGCTTTGCGTAATAAAAAGGTACACGTTGCTGTTGATAATGACGTAAGGATTGATAACAATGACACAAAATTTGTGGGAATAAATCAAGACTTAAAAGTAAGTGGTGCTAGACAAAAAGCAATTGGTGAAGATGAAGATGTACAAATAGCAGGAACAAGAAGATGTACCATTGATGGAGATTATAATCTACAGGTAGGCACTGACGGACACATTGCTATCAATGCTAACTTCCATAGCAAAGTCGTAGGCGATTATAGACAAACAGTCAATGGAGCATTTAATCTTAACACACTTGGAGATAATAAATTAACCAGCTACGCAAACACACAAATAAGTAGCCGTGTAAACAATAAATTGGATGCTCTTACTGGAGATACAGAAATTTTATCCGCCGGCAATCACAAAGAAACAGCAACACAAATACACATGAATAGTGCAAGTCAGCCGGCCACGACTGCTGACAAAGCAGACGTCATAGGTGATACATTTACAAGACCAGTCACTGGTAACTCATTGGACGATAATGACGAGGTACGTGATAAGGATTTTGTGGTAATAGACGGACTTAGAGTAACAGCAGATGCAACAAGAGCATCAGAAGCTGAAGAAGCCTTGACTCCAAGAAGAGTGCCGTTACACGAACCTTGGAATCAACATGAAAGTTTCAATCCAACAGCATATACACCAGCTGAAATGGACAGCATAAAACAAACATCTCCTTCTTTAAGACAGTCGGCGCCTACATTGGAAAAATTAGAAGACATGCCTGAACGTAACAGCACATCAGGAGTGTTTAGAGCAGGTGATTCAGATCCTGAAAAAGTTGAAATTGATAAAGTGTTCAAAACAAACGATGACGGTATTGTTGGTGATCAACCTAATGATCCTATATCGCCTTTAGAGTCTGAAAGATTTTTCCTAAGCGAATTAATTAAAGCACTAGGACTAGATCCTGTGAAAGCATTACAAAGCGGAGCAACTCCCGATGGAGCAGGAGAAGCATTAGCAATGGCGTGTGCTCAAATAAAAGCAGAGAGTAATTTTGTTCCCAAAAGCGAGAACATGAATTATAGTGCGGCAGGATTGAGAGCTACATTTAAAATGTTTAGTAAACCAGGAGGCGTTGCTTTATCAGAACAACTTCATCGTAAGCCTGTAGAAATAGCAAGTGTTGTGTACGGAAGTAGAATGGGCAATGGCGGACCTGAAACCGGCGATGGCTGGAGATACAGAGGAAGAGGATTAATACAATTAACAGGTACAGACAATTACAAACTTTATGGCGGATTCGCCGGAGTGGACATATATAATAATCCAGAATTAGCAAATGATCCAAAGAATGCTTGTAAGTTAGCAGTGGCATATTTGACAAAAGGTCCAAAGGCAGGATTCATAAATTGGAAAACAACAAATTTTAGTTCATTAGGCTCGCAATTCAAAAACGCTATAGGATATGCTGATCTAGATGGAAGTAAAACTACAAAGAGGATAAGTTCTGGTAAAGGGTATTGGCAAAGAATTAAAAATGGTGACCTTACACCGTTGGCAGATGTTACATCACCTAAACCAGTAGACATTGGAAAGGGCGTCATACAGGTACGATAATGCCATTAATAGCAAGAACAAAAGGATCAGGAGATATAGTTGACACAGTACATGCTATTTGTGTTGCTCCTGGAGACATATTAACAGAAACAGGTAGTGGTGATGTATTTGTAGTAGGGCATGGTATACATAGAAAAACTGATCTTAACGAACCACATACACATTGCCCACCAGTTTATTCTACTGACATAGTAACGCATAGTCCTGATGTATTTGCTAATGATTTAGAGGTAGCAAGGATAGGAGACACTTATAGCTGTGATGCTAAAGTAAAAAGCACAACACAAACTACGGTATTCGCTAACGAATAAATATTATTATGGCAGACTTATATAAAGAAATAAAAATTAAAACAGCTAAAGCTCCAAAGCCTCCTGTTAGACAAAAGGCTTACAGAGGATTCAGCACAATAAATCCAGAAAACGCAAGTTTTCAGCTGTATGATCTTGCCTTAATAAAGCAAGATATCATTAATCATTTCAATATAAGACAAGGTGAAAAACTGTCAAATCCTACATTTGGTTGTATTATTTGGGACGCTTTATACGAACCCCTAACGCAAGATCTTAAAGATGCTATTACAAGAAACGTTACAACTATAGTCAATTATGATCCAAGAGTCAGAGCTGAACAGGTTACTGTAAATGAATACGAAAGTGGTCTTCAAGTAGAATGTTTACTCACATATCTTCAGTATAACATAAGTGAAAACTTACGGATGATGTTTGACAAAGATAATGGAATTTTGTAACAGAATTAAGTATTCGGTTTATTCTTTGTAATAAATACATTTATAAGATTTAAGGAAAGCACATGTCGTCTACAGATAGACAAAATAGACTATTACTTGCTGAAGACTGGACTAAAATTTATCAAAGTTTTCGCAACGCAGAATTCAAAAGTTATGACTTTGACTCTCTAAGAAGAGTCATGATTACATATCTAAGGAATAATTATCCTGAAGATTTCAATGATTACATAGAAACTTCAGAATTTTTAGCCCTAATAGATATTATTGCTTTTCTTGGACAAAACATATCTTACAGAGTTGATCTTAACGCAAGAGAGAACTTTTTAGAATTAGCAGAACGTAGAGAATCTGTTCTTAGATTAGCAAGACTTTTATCATACAATCCTAGAAGAAATAGAGCCGCAAATGGATTGCTAAAATTTGAAACTGTAGCTACAACTGAAAGCATTGTTGATAGTAACGGAACTAACCTAGCTGACCAAACTATAATATGGAATGATCCATCAAATTCTAATTGGGCTGAACAATTCAGGAGAGTGTTAAACGCTTCTTTGCCAAACAATAACACAATAGGCAAGCCTAGAATTTCTGAAACTATAAACGGAGTACTTACACAAGGATATAAATTTAATCAGTCAAGTGGCGAAGTACCTGTATTTTCTTTTTCAAAAACAGTCAATGGTGTGCCTGCGGCATTTGAAGTTGTCTCTACTACAATTGACAGAATTTCAAAAACATTAATAGAAGAAGCACCTTTACCTGGAAACGCATTACAATTTATGTATAGAGAAGACGGTAGAGGTAATGGCAGTTCTAACACAGGATATTTTGCTCATTTCAGACAAGGAGTTTTGAACAATAGTACCTTTGCTGTTGATAATGTGGTTGCTAATCAAAGAATTACAATTGAAGCAGATAACATCAATGATACAGATGTTTGGTTATATCATTTAAACAATGCTGGTATTGTAGATAACATTTGGACTAAAGTAGATTCTGTAGAAGGTAACAACGCAATTTACAATAGTGTGAATAAATCGATTAGAGATTTTTATGTG